AATATTCACGTTCAGCAATGAACCGGATGGTTGCTTAGCTCAGCTGGTAGAGCAATGGACTGTTAATCCATGTGTCGCAGGTTCAAAACCTGCAGCAGCCGCTTAAGCCTTTCTCTAACGAGAAAGGCTTTTTTTATGCCCAAATACTTGTGTTACAAGGAATTAGGCATAATCATCATCTTATCAGAAGTTTGGTTTTACTGAGGAAGAACGTTACGACGATTCTGGTTTTACTGCGATTGTAGTAATGATTGTAGTAAAAATTATAGTAACGATTATAGTAAAACTGCCAATGCTATTCGCTTTCCACACAGGAGGCGATTATGCGTCAATTCTATCTCTTCAAAAACAAATCTGGTTATTACAATGTTGTTTTTATTGATCCTGTTTCAGGGCTTAAAGGTGCAACTAAAAGTACCCACTGTAAGGACAAGGTAGAAGCAACTGTTATTGCGGCGGACTGGGTAAAAAACGGTAGGCCGGAAGCTCGTAGTAATTCCCGCAAATTTCTTTCTCCTGATTCCTCTGCTTCGAAAAACTTAAAAGGCATTATAGACGGCCTTACGGAATCTGATGTGCGTGCTCTGGCTTTAATGCTTTCTGATAAGCTTGGTTCTGCAGCTGTTGTTGCTTCTGCTCCTCTCTCCACTTCTGTCCAAACTGTTGATCCTGTTTCTGTTGAAAAACCAGCTCAGAAAAAATCTGACATTAAGCTTGCCGAGTTCTTAATTAATTTCTGGGATTACGATAAGTCTGAAGCTCTGCAGCGTTCTTTTGCCAAAGGAAAAAAACTTTCGCGTATGCATACTGATGCTATGAAGGGTCTTGCAAAGAACCACTGGCTTCCGTACTTTGGTCCGGACAAGCTTGTTGAGGATTTGGAACAGGATGAACTTGATGACTTTTTCTTTTACCTCTACACGGTAAAGAAGCTTTCAGGCTCTACTGTAAACCATGCTATTACTTGTGGCAGTAAGGCGATTGGATATCTTTTTGATAAACGAAAGATTTCATTTAATCCTATGGCTGGTGCTGAGCGTTATGGTATTAGCAATGAAAAACGCGACATTCCAACAGAAAGTGAAGTTCGTTCTCTCTTGAATCTGGACTGGAGAAATCATCTTGGAAAACTTGCATTTGAGCTTGCGGCTTACTGCGGATTGCGTGCCGGAGAGATTAGCGGGCTTAGAGTATGTGACCTTGATATGCAGGCTGAAGTTTTACACATCCGCCATAGCTGGAATGAAAAAGACGGCTTGAAGTCTACGAAGAATACCGAAGAACGTGATGTGCCTGTTACACGTGAGCTTCTTTTGCAGCTTATGAACAGAGCAAGATTGAATCCTAATTATTCTGATTTGAGTTATGTATTTTTCAGTAACGTAAAACCGGAGATTCCTTGCAGACCTGCTTATTACCAGGACAGCTTTTATGAGGCTCTTAGTGAAATTGGAATCAGTGAAGAACAGCGCAAGGAAAGAAATATTGTGTTCCACAGTCTGCGACACTTCTGCGCTACTCTTCTTGCACAGCGAACTGATATTAAAAATGTTCAGGCTATTCTTGGCCATAAGAGTGCTTCTATGAGTTTGCATTATGCGGACCATGAAACTATGACGCAATTGAATAACATGCGAAGTATTATGCAGGATGCCTGGAAAGAATGTATTATTTCTGCCTGATTTGCGAAAAGGTTTAGAAATATTAACCTCTGGGTTAAAAATCCTAAACCTTTTTGCTTAACACTTTGGATTTATCATTAAGCCATAACAGAAAACTGTTGTGGCTTTTTTTATGCTCTTTTGCTCTGCGTAAAAAGCCCAGGGAGATTTTTATGGACGAGACTGAAAAAGAAAACATGGAGTTGCTTTCGGTTGAAGAAGCTGCGGCTTACTTGAAGTTCAGTACAACTTTTGTTTACCGGCTGGCAAGAGAAAAAAGGATTCCGCATGTGAGTTATGGCAGACACATTATTTTTCGTAAGACGGATTTATATAACTGGCTTGGAAGTATGGTTTGCACTGTTCGTGAACCAGAACACGCAAACTACGTTGTAAATAAATAATCGGGCAAAGGAGGTTTTAGGCGTGGGAGAAAAGGACACTGTTTGTACCAGCAGCAGTGAACTTGTTCAGTCAGAAAAAGCTTTGAAGTCCTGGGAGAAAAAATTGGAAGGCGAATCTCCCAAGGCTTTCAAGGCCTTCTGCCTTTTCCGTTCTATGGGCTACAAGCGCAGCATTAAAGCCTGCCTTGAACTGAACGGAATTGAGCCGAATAAGTACGGCTCTTGGGCTCGTTATGCACGGCTCTTCCGTTGGAATGAACGTGCAGCTGAATACGATGCGTATATTGCAAAAGAAACTGAAAGGGAGATTTTAGCTGAGCGAGTTGAACGCCGTAAGAGGCAGATGGAAATGTTGAACGGCTTTGACGAGCTTGTGGCTAAGCGTATTAAAACGCTAAAGCCTGATGATTTGAATGCAGACGGTGCAATGGATTTGCTTGAACGATCTGCAAAGCTGGACTCGTTTATTACGGGTGCAGACAAAGAAAACAATAAGCCGGTACAAGGTGAGCTTGCAATAACATTTGCAGATTCATTTAAGGATTTGTAATTGCGTGAATTGTTCAAGCCTACGGCCGTACAGAAAAAAGCTTTAGAACTGCTTAGTTCTTCTGCGAAACACGTTCTGCTTTTTGGTGGTTCGCGTTCGGGAAAGACTACAGTTCTTGTAATGGCGATTATCTTTCGTGCCTGCCGTTACCCAGGAAGCAGACATCTGATCTGCCGCTTTCGTGCGAAGGATGCACGAAGCTCGGTATTGCACGAAACGCTTTTGCCATGGCTGAACAAGACGATTGGTGCGAACAATTACAAAGCTAACGTTCATGATGGTTTGATCACCTTGTGGAATGGTAGCGAGATTTGGATTGGCGGACTTGGTGATAAGGAACAGGTTGATAGGATTTTGGGTCATGAGTATGTGACGATTTACTTTAACGAAGTAAGCCAGATTTCCTACTCTGCAATAACAACTGCTTACAGCCGTTTGGCTATGAAAATTGAAGGTTGCAAGAATAAGTTTTATTACGACTGCAACCCGTGTTCGCCTATGCACTGGGCTTACAAGGTTTTCATCCGGAAGATCGAACCTCGGACGGATGAAAAGTTAAACAAGCCGGAGCTTTATGCTTCTGCTGTTTTGAACCCGATGGATAACGCTGAAAATCTTGATGAAGATTATATCAGTGACATTCTGGACAACATGCCGGAAAAACAAAGGGCGCGATTCCGTGATGGTCTTTGGGTAAAACCGGAAGGCAGCGTTTACGAGAAGTTTGAAGAATCTATGATTCTACCTCGTGACAAGCTTCCTTCTGTGTTTGATAAATACACTGGCGGTCAGGACTTTGGTTTACATATTGCGGCTGTAAAAATTGGCTGGGTTGGGGATTGTGTTTACGTCATTGGTGACTATGGCGGATTCAACATTACAACTAAAACCAGCGTAGAAAACCAGACTGCTAAGGGCTGGTATAACGAGAGCTTTGTTACCTACTGTGACCCGGCAGGTGGCGAGAGAATTCAGGAAGTACCTGGAGGTGTTAAGGCTAATAACTCTGTGGATGCAGGAATTGACTACATTATTGCATTGATTGAACGTGGAAAGTTTTTTGTATGCAAAGACTGTACCGGCGTTCTTGGTGAGATTTGGGATTACTCTCGTGATGAGAATAATCAGATTGTAAAAGTAAATGACCATTACATGGACGCTATGCGTTACGCAATCTTCAGCGCTGTGACCAGCGGCGTGGTAATGGCGTAAGTTTTTTGGTTTACCGATAATCTAGGAAACAGTAAGTGAGTTTATTCAGAAGAAAGCAGCAGAAACAATTACAAAGTTTTGAACAACTCAATGGAGAGACAGTTGCTGAGGACTTTTCTGTGCGTGAGAAAAAGACATGCACAGATCCTTATCTTCAACATGCCTGGGTTTCTGTGTGTATCGATATTTTGACTCGTAACGTTGCAAGAGCAGAATTTGAAGTACGTAAAAATGGAACTGTAGAACGTGACACTGCTCTTGCTAATCTTTTTCGTTTTCCAAATAAAAATCTGAGCCGCTTTGATTTATGGAAGCAGACTTGTGCCTGGTGGAGTCTGGATGGTGAAGCATTCTGGTGGTTCGGAGAAAACTATGTCTGTGGGATTCCAACTGAGATTTTCATTCTTAATCCGCGATACATGCAGCATGTCATTGACGGCGGAAAAATTACCAAATGGGTTTACACGGAAGAAGGCAGCGGACGGCCGCTGATGATTCTTCCTGATGAGGTAATTCATTTTAAGGACTGGAACCCATGGAATGTCTACAGGGGTGTAAGTCCGCTGGTAAGTTTGGGGCTTGAGGTTGAACAGGATTTACTTGCGGCAAAGCAAAACACAGGCTTGCTTAAAGAAGGAGGAGTTCCGAAAGGTTTACTTAAGACGGACCAGGTATTAACAGAAGCTGAAGCAGAACTATTGGCAAGGACCTGGGATAAAAAGTATGGCCGTGGTATGAAAAACCGTGTTGCCGTTTTGGGTAAAGGGACGGAATATCAGCCGCTTACTTTTAGCCCTGATGTTCTGAAGCTTTATGATATGAAAAAGTGGAACTTGTATACGCTGCTTGCGAAATACGGGATACCTCCACGAGTAGCTAACATACAGGATTCCAAGAGCTCCTTAAGTGGTACTGATACAGACAGTCAGCACAGAGCTTTCTGGAACTATACATTGATTCCCCTCCTTAAGAACTTTGAAGATGTTCTTGAGGTGCAGCTGTTCAGAAGATTTAATCTGCCTGAAACTGGTGTATTTAATCTTGATTCTATACCTGAGTTACAGGAATCAGAAGATGCCCAGAGTAACAGGGATATTGCAGAAATCAATGCCGGCTTGAAAACCATAAATGATGTTCTGCGTAAACGTGGCGAGAATACAAAACCATGGGGTGATACCTGGTTCAGAGCTTCTTCATTGGTTCCTGTTGAACAATCTCAATAACAAAAAGAGGTACAAAAATGAAAAAAATCATAATTGCAGTATGTGATGATTTTACAAAAGAAATTATTACTCATTGTGCAAAGGCAGCAATGCCTTCGCTGCAGATTGTAGATGGTTCAAATGATACTGACATTATTTATCATTTGAAGAGTGCTGAAGATGATGTTGTCATTTTTGATAAGTATTTTCTGAGTTATGTTCTTCGATTCAAAATGACAGCTTTGCGTGTTTATAACAGCAAGCTTCGGATTATTTTTGTTGAGCAGGGAGACTGTTCAAGATTCTTTGGGCTTCGAGTTTACGACCTAAAAGCTGATGGCTTTATTTGTAATATTCGTAACAAAAAAGAATTTGTGAATAAGTTGCGTAATATCTTTTCCGGTGAAAAGATTTTTCCGGAAGAAGTTTTAGACAGCCTGGATTCAAACGAACATTTGCGTTTCCGCAAGTATTGTTCTGAGATTACCGAAATGGAGCTTGAGATTGGTATGTATCTTGGGGAAGGAAAATCTATCAAACAAATCAGTGGGCTGGTTAGTGCATCCGAAGGTGCTGTTGGTATTCATATCAGCAGACTTAAAAAGAAAATCGGTTTTGAGAGCATGAAAGATTTTAGTGTTCTGAATAAACAGCTGGAAAAAATAAATTTAAGGAGCTGGAGTTGTTAGTAAAAATTGACGGAGTGGAAAACAAGGAATTTTCCAGAAACAAGAATCTGTTTTTGTCTTTCTTAAAGGACAATACACATTCTGGAAAACTTTCGCCTCAGGTTGAAGTTTTCAAAAGCATTGATGTGCAGAAAGATTCATTTCATTGGGTAATGAGTACTTTTGATGTAGATCGAGATTTTGAAAAAGTTGACCCTGCCGGATGGAACTTAAAAAACTATCTTGCGAATCCTGTAATCCTCTGGAGTCATGATTACTCAATTCCTGCGATAGGATATGCGGAGAATGTTAAGGCTGATACAGCGCTCGAGGGAGATATTGTATTCAACTCAAAAGAGTTTGACGAGTTCGGATGGAGTATTGGGGAGAGAGTTAAGGCCGGCGCTTTACGCTGTGGCTCTGTTGGATTTATTGCAGAGGAAGTTGAGTTTCTGGAATCAAAGGACCGCGAATGCGATCTGATTTTCCGAAAACAGGAACTTCTGGAGTTTTCTATCTGCTGTGTTCCGGCAAATCCTTTTGCCAGAAACGGTACTAAAAAACTTGAGATTACGGAAGTAATTCAGGAACCTGAGGAGCTTTCGTATTGGGATAAGTTGACTAAAGGCCTGGCACGGGCTTAGTAGTGCAAATAAAAAACAGAGCTGCTGACAATTGGAACCTGCTGGTAGCTCTGTTATCCAAGTTACCTAAGGAGGAAAACTTGAACGAAGTAATTGTATCACTGCAGCAGAAATTAGAGAATATGAAAACTCTTGTTCCAACTGAAGCTGCAACACCAGAACAGATTTCAAAATATTTCAATGAAAATGAAGAAATCATTGCTGGCATTTTGAAGGCTGCCGACAGTCAGACAACTGCAACAACAAGTGAACTTGAAGGAATTAAAGAAGCTGTAAAAGAGCTTCGCAACCTCATGCGTAAAGCTGATTCAGAAATGAAACCTCTCTCTTACAGAGACGTTTGCTATAATCTTGGTAAAGCTTTGTGCGCAGCCTGGAACAAGGATGCCGAAACACTCGGAGAGCTTAAGTTCTGTCCAAATATCAGAGCTGAAAAATGGAACAATCCAAAAGATTTCTCCTGGGAGACTGGAAAAGGCTTTGTGCCATCTAAAGCCGTTCTCGGAGAACCAATCGGAAACTTGGCAAATAATGACCAGTATCTTATCAATCCGATTTACGAAGAGACCATCATGCAGGAAGCTGCAAAGCAGTCTGTAATGATGAATCTTGTAACTCATCGCCCTATGAGTGGACCTTCAATCTTTATTCCAGAGCGTGACCGCGGCGGAATTGAATTGAAGTGGCTTACTTCTTACGGACAGAAAATCGACGCTACAAAATCAAACATGCCTACTCGTACAGAGCTTAAAGCTTACAC